TCGGGAAGATCAAGGCGCTCGCAATCACGGATCCAAAGGCTTGGGATCGCAGTCTGTGGCAGTTGGGCGGTTCCCAGTCCCTGTCTGGCGAGGTCGTCACCGAACACACGGCCCTCACGTATTCGGCCTTCTACAACGCGATCACGCTGATATCGGGGACCATCGGTGCGTTGCCTTGTCACTTGATGCAGCGCAAAAGCGAGACGAAGGACGGTATCACTGTAGAGAAAAAGCGGATGGCAGTAGACCGAAAGATGTACCGCGTCCTGCATGATGAGTACAACCCGTATATGACAGCAATGGCGGGCCGGGAGTGCATGGTCGCGCACATCCTCGCGTGGGGAAACGGGTACGCGGAGATCGTACGCAACGGATATGGCGAGTGCATTGAGTTGTGGCCGATCACTCCGGACCGGGTCCGCCCGGAGATGAGGGACGGGAAACTCGTTTACCGGATCCGCGTGGGGAACGAGGATGTCTATCTCCCCCGCGAGCGGGTGTTGCATGTTCCCGGTCTCGGGTTCGACGGGTTCATCGGGTACTCAGTTGTCGCGCTGGCCCGGAAGTCGCTCGGCCTGGGTATGGCGCTGGAGACGTTCGGCTCTCTCTACTTTGGCCAGGGGACGCATCCGGGCATCGTGGTTGGACATCCAGGGAAGTTGTCGGATACAGCGAATGCTCACTTGAAGGCATCGCTAACGGAAGGGTACTCGGGACTCGGGAAGTCCCATCGCCTCCTTCTTCTCGAAGAGGGGATGAAGTTGGAGAAGATCGGCATTCCGCCGGAGGATTCGCAGTTCCTGGAGTCGAGACAATTTCAGATCCCCGAGATTGCAAGATTTTTCAACCTGCCGCCCCATAAGTTGAAAGACTTGACGAGGAGTTCATTCAGCAATATCGAACAGGAACAACAGTCTTTTTACACCGATTCTATTCTTCCGTGGCTTGTCCGACTTGAACAAAATTATGGGATGCAAATACTATCTCCAAGCGATAAAGAATATTCCGGCAGGGGTCGCCTTTATTATAAACACTCAGTTGAAGGATTGCTTAGGGGGGACTCGGCGGCACGCGGGGCATTGTATACGGCGATGTTCAACGTCGGGGCGCTTAGTCCGAACAATATATTGGAACTTGAAGATAAAGATCCGATAGAGGGCGGAGACGAGCACTTTGTTCCGTTAAATATGGTACCATTAAGTATGGTTAAGGAAGAATTCAAGAAGAAACTTGAAACGACTCCTTCTACGCCCAAACTTCCCGCACCGAAGAAGGCGTTACCGAATGAATAAGGTCTGCTCTCGTTGCGGAGTAGAAAAAGATGCGAGTGAATATTATGCCAACAAGAAATATAAAGATGGGCTTCGTCCTGATTGCAAGGTTTGCGGTAGAGAATATAAGAGGCAGTGGTACGAAAAAAACTTAGAGCGTGAGAAGGCCGCTCGAAAAGCAAGATACGCCGAGAACTCAGAACGAGAGAGGGCGGACAGTAAAGCATGGCACGTGGCGAATCCAGAGAAGGCTAAAGAATATTCCAGAAAGTGGCGGTTAGAGAATCCAGAGAAAAACAAGGAACGCCTCAAGAAGTGGTTGGCAGAAAACCCAGAGAAATCACTGGCAAGTTACAAACGAAGGCGCGAGAACATCGAAAAAGTACGTGAACTTGGGCGCATCGCTGCGGCGAAGCGGTATTCATCGCCGAAGGGAAAACTAAGCATCAATATATCGAGTCGGATATTTAAATCATTAAAGCGAGGGACAAAGGGAAGTCGCCACTGGGAATCATTGGTGGACTTTACCGTCGATCAACTGAAGGCGCATCTTGAAAAACTTTTCAAGCCGGGATGGACTTGGGAGAACTACGGAACGGTGTGGCAGATAGATCATAAAACTCCCATTGCTGTTTTCAATTACGAACGTCCTGAGGATTTAGATTTTCGTATTTGTTGGAGTCTGAAAAACCTTCAACCGATGGACGCCACAGAAAACAGAATCAAGGGCGACAGGATCGATAAACCGTTTCAACCGTCGCTGGCTATGGGATAAATAAAAGCATCGCAATCGTTCCAGAGGCCCGGATTCCCCGGGCTTTTTTATTTTCTGCACCGAAAGCATTGCCGATGCCCAACGAAGACGACACGCCTCCAGGGAGGATGAAGAAATGAAATGGTTCGATATTAAAAACAAGGCCGACAAAGCCGAGATATGGATCTACGAGATGATCGGTGAGGACTTCTGGACGGGCGGCGGGGTGACCGCGAAGAGTTTCCAGAAGGAACTGTCCGAGATCAAGGCGTCGCAGATCGACCTCCACATCAACTCCCCTGGGGGCGTCGTGTTCGACGGGATAACGATCCATAACCTCATCAAGCAGCACCCGGCCAACGTCACCACGTATATCGACGGCCTCGCGGCCTCCATCGCCTCCGTCATCGCGCTCGCGGGCGACAAGGTCATCATGGCCGCGAACGCCCTCTACATGGTCCACAACCCGACCGGGCTTGCGATGGGCACCGCCAGCGACATGCGGAGCCTCGCAGATGTGCTCGACAAGGTGGCCGGGACGATGGTCGGCACTTACGTCGGGAAGACAGGGAAGCCGGATGCGGAGATCCGGGCGATGCTCGACGCCGAGACGTGGATGACGGCGGACGAAGCGCTGGAGCACGGGTTCATCGACGAGATATCCGAAGAGATGGACATGGCCGCTTGTGCGAAGTTCATTCCGATCATGGCGAAGGCCGGATTCAAGCATGTTCCCCAGAGCATCAACGGGAAGAAGGAAATTCCTTCCCCGAAAAAAGTTGAACAAGCCCTGCGAGATGCAGGGTTTAGCCGTAAAGCGGCGAAGTCCATTCTTGCAAAGGGCTACTCGGACGACCTGCGCGATGCCGGTACGGACGATGATCCCCCTCCGGTTGCCGATCCTCCGCGTGATGCGGAGACGCCGAAACCGGCAAGGAAGGGTTCTGTCGATGAGTTGTTGATTCAAGCCGCAAGGATTACCGCGTAAACACTACCTTGAAAGTGAGGAACAAACGTTGAAGACCATCACGCAGTATAGGGAAGAGATCAAGTCGCTGAAGAAAGCCGCTGGCGACATCAGCGCGAAGGCGATCGCCGAGAACAGGGACCTCGCCGACGGAGAAGTCTCCCTGAAGAACGAGATCCTGGACAAGATGGAAGAGTTGGAGAAGATCGTCGCCGTCCAGGAGCGCGAGGAGCGGATCAGCGCGCGGCTCGAAGCCCCCGCGAATACGCCCCTGACGAAACCCGGACCGAAGGCAACACCGGGGATCGAAGTCGGCGATGACCGGCGTAGCAAAGACAGGTTCATCTCCCTCGGCGAGCAACTGATGACCGTCCGCAACGCCGCGCTCAGCGGCAGCATCGACCCACGCCTCTTCCGTGCGGCGGCGGCAGGCATGTCGGAGACCGTGCCTGCGGACGGAGGGTTCCTCGTCCAGACGGATTTCAGCAACGAACTGCTCCAGCAGTTGAACGAGACGGACATCCTGGCCTCCCGGTGCCGAAGGATCACGATCAGTTCGGCATCGAACAGCATGAAGATCAACGGGGTGGATGAGACCTCTCGCCTGTCCACCCGGTTCGGCGGGATCGTCGGGTACTGGAAGGACGAGGCGGCGTCGAAGACCGCCTCCGCTCCGACGTTCCGGCAGATCGAACTGAACCTCAAGAAACTCATCGGCCTCTGCTACGCGACTGATGAACTGCTCCAGGATGCCGCCGCACTCGAAGCGTTCATCCGACAGGCGTTTACCTCCGAGTTCGGATTCAAGCGGGACGACGCCATCATCAACGGGACCGGTGCGGGCCAGCCGCTCGGCATCCTGAACGCCGGTTGCACGGTCAGCGTGGCGAAGGAAACCGGACAGAAGGCGGCGACGATCGTGGCGGAGAACATCATCAAGATGTACGCCCGCATCTTCGCCCGGTCCCTCGGCAACGCCGTGTGGCTGGTCAACCAGGACACCCTGCCGCAGCTCTACACCATGTCCCTCGCGGTAGGCACCGGCGGCGCTCCGATCTTCATGCCTGCCGGTGGGCTGTCGCAGTCTCCGTACAACACGATCCTCGGTCGCCCGGTGCTCCCCATCGAGCAGTGCGCGACCCTCGGTACCGTGGGCGACATCATCTTCGCGGATCTCGGCGGGTACATCCTCGCCGAGAAGGGCGGACTTCAGAGCGATATGAGTATTCACGTAAAATTTGACACGGACGAATCGACGTTCCGGTTCGTCATGCGGATCGATGGCCAGCCGGAGCGGGCGTCTGCGCTCACCCCGTACAAGGGCAGCAACACGACCTCCCATTTCGTAACTTTGGCGACCCGTGCGTAGTCAACAACAACCCACAAGGTGAAGGAGGAAACACCATGTTAGCTGAAAACTACAAGATCGTTCCTGTCATGAACAGCGCGGACATTAGCACCGGTTCGGATTGCGATTCCATCAACATGGCGAACTACCACAAGGCGACGTTCATCTTCACGTTCGGCACCGTTACCACCGACGTCACGTTCACCCCGAAGACCGGCATCTCCGAGGGGACGAAGACGAACGCCGTTGCTACGAAAGTTGCCGCTGGTGGTGCCGTCATCGGGACGGCGGTTGCGGCGAGCACGGCGTCCTGCGATGTGCTGGCGGCATGGACTGCCACCACAACCACGCATGTCCTGTCGGCGGCTTCCAACAAGGTGCTCGTCATGGAGATCAGCGCCGCCGCCATGACTTCCGGAGATAACTGGCTGACGGTGACGGTCGCTGCCGGGACAGGCGGCATCTGCCACGTGGTCGCGATTCTGGAGCCTCGTTACGGATCGACCCGGATCGGCACCTGCCTGAAGTAAACAACCTGACGGGGCGGGGGTGAAAGCCTCCGCCCCCTACGGGTGGGTTCCGCACAGGAACAACCCGAAGGAGAGTGAAGCATGTCGAACTACAGTCCATCGACCATCGCCAAGACCGGGGAACTCAACCCGAAATGCGGCCTGGTATGCAGGACCGCCACCACCTTGAACACCAGTACGTTCACGACGACGGCGACGAACATCTTCAAAGTCACCGGCAGAATCAGGATCGTATCTTTAGACGTCGAGGCGATCACGGCATTCAGCGCGAACGCATCTGTCCCGAGGTGGCAGATCCTCGGTGTCACCCCGGTCGTTGCTCTGTTCGATATCTCAGCGGCGAGCAGCACCTTGTCGGGACTTGCCGTGGGGAAGAGGGTGACGTTCCCAGGAACGGCGTTGACCACCGCGCAAGTGATCGACGGAGTTGCAGGCATCACGGTGAAGGCTGCGAACTTGATGGACGTCGGGTGGGATGGAGGCGTTTGCTACCTTGCCCTCGACAGCGATGTTGCTCAAACCGGCACAACCGCAACATCCGTATTCACGCTCTGCTACCTTCCCCAGTCCGACGGGGCGGCGGCAGAGGCGTTGTTCTAAGAGGGGGCGGAAAATGACAAACTACAATCCATCAACGATCGACCGTATCGGCGACATCACGCGAGGGATCCACGTCAAGACCGGAACCATCGCCAACACCGTCGCGCTTCTTTCCGGCGCGTACAACATCTTCACCGTGTACGGACGCATTCGCATCATCGGTATGGACATCGAGGCGGTCACGGCGTTCTCCAACGACGCTACGCTCGTCAAGTGGCGGTTCACGTCCACGACTCCATCCGTATCGATATCGGACATCTCGGCGGTTTCCCTCACCATCGCGTTGATCCCCATCGGCGCGAGAATCATGTGGCGGGGTACGGCAGTCGCCACGGCTCCGGACGTGTCCGCGACGCAGGCGTCCATCGCAGTTGTTACCGACTACATGGACGTCGGGCATACCGCTGGTGTAGGGATCATCACCGCAACTTCCAGCATCGCTGCGCAGACAAGCGGGACCTGCCGGTTCAACATCTATTACCTGCCGATCTCGGAAGGCGCGTACGTCGAGGCGTTAGTCTAACAACCCAACCTGGCGGGGAGGTTTCGGGGAGACTCCCCGCCCACACAAGAGGGAATCGATATGGCGGTGCTCATGATAACGACGGTCAAGAATTTTATCGGCTTGTCGACGGATACCAAGCCGACGACGGAAGTGCCGCCGGGATCGAACTTCTGGTGCTCCGATACCGGGGTGCTCCTGAAATGCTACGACGGGACCAACTGGATCGCGTACAGCGAGGGCAGTGTCGTACAGCCCGGTACGATCGACCTGCAACAGGCGGCGAGCACCTACGACCTGTTCGTGGCCACCGGCGGGTCAGTGTACGTTGAATATTTTAAGATCACGATGCCCGCATCCCCGGACGTGACCAACGACGCAACGATCACATCCATCTCCGTAGTCACGGACACGACCACCGTCATCACGCTCCTGTCGGCGGCGGCGGGCGCGAAGGCGAACCTGGTGGCGGGGACCGTGTTCGCCTATGCGACGCCGTTCGCGCTTCCGGTCGGGAAGAAGATCCGGTTGACGATCGCAGGCGGAGCGGCGGACGCTTCGACGGTCTGCGTCACCTCCTGTCGGTATCGCTCCATCAACCCCGCAGGGTACCTCGCCTGATTTTAACCATCGCGGATGCCCGCGAATCATAACTAAAGGAGAACAAACGACATGGCACGCAAAGTCACGAAGAAGGGCGGGCATCCACAGGCGGTCATCGGGCTGTCGGGGATGTACCGGGTGAACATCGTCAACCCGGATGGGACCATCGCCGGGGATTCTGGGTGGAAGAAGAACGTCATCACGAACGTCGGGCTGTCGGACTACATCATGAAGAAGTTCATCTCGGCGACCGGCTCCCTGACCCCGGCGTACTTCGCGCTCGGG